GCTCGGTCAGTGCGGTGCAGCCACTCGCGTCCACGGTCTTCGCCGCGTCCGCCTTCAGCTCGGTCAGTGCGGTGCAGCCACTCGCGTCTACGTAATCGGCCGCGTCCGCCTTCAGCTCGGTCAGTGCGGTGCAGCCACTCGCGTCCACGTAATCGGCCGCGTCCGCCTTCAGCTCGGTCAGTGCGGTGCAGCCACTCGCGTACACGGTCTTGATCGTCGATTTGTCCATCGCCATGAAGGCGGCGAGCGAAACGGACTTGTGGTCGACGTAAATAAAAATCTTGTCGGGATTCATCGGTAGCCCTCCGCGGTTGCTAGTTGACTATTTCGCTTGCTCGTATTCGCCGCGAGCGCGCGTTGTGCAAGCATGATCCCTACTCCGCCGCAATCAGTCTGAGCCGCGGCGCCTGTCCCGTAAGCGCATGCCGGCGCTCGTCCATCGCATCAGCGATCCTGCGCAGATCCCGAGCATTGCCGGCCATCTGCAGCGGCCCTAGATCGCCGACGGCGAACATCTCGCCGGCGCCGATCGCGGCATCGAACCGGTCGAAATAACCGCCGCTGCGGTTCACCTTGCGCGCCAGTTCATTGACAAAGGCGCTGATCGAAGCCGCGGTATCGTTCGGGTCATAGGTTCTCATGGGTACGCGCTCCTGTTACAGAAACGAATTCTCAGTTCCCCGCCGCCGCAACTTCGCGGACCAGATCGCCAGGCAGGCGTGGCTTCGATCCTTCGGCCTGGGCATCCGCCAGTACGAACAACCGAATTGCCGACGACAGATTGTGGCCGCCGAGGTCGCTCTTGATCGTCGCGACAAGGTCGCCCAAGGTCGTCTGCTTGCGCTTGGCGATGGCCTGCAAACCCTTCCAATAGGGTTCCTCCAAGCTGACGGAGGTCTTCTTGCCGGCAATGACGATCGAGCGTTTGATGATGGGTGATTGGCTCATACGATTTCCTCCGTGAATGGTGTCGCGGTCGGTTCCTTGGTGTGGAACGGCGGCTTCGCTGCCTTGTAATCCGCGATCGCGAGGGCTGGCCTCGACGCCGTCTTGTAGACCGTGATGGCGTCCGCCAGCTTGTCGGAAAGAGTTTCCAGATCGGCGAGTATCAGGCGGCCGATATAGCTCTCAAGATCGCAATAGATCGGCGCCGATATTGCGTAGGTCCACCTGCAGGTCGACGTGGGGCGGGTGCTTGGTGGTCATGACGCTCCCCCGACCGCAAACAGCGAGCGGATGAAATACCCGATCATGGCGCCGATGAAGAGGCAGACGATGTAGCCGGTCATGATGTGCTCCCGGTGGTTTTGGCGGCGTCCATGCCAACCAAAATCACGCAACGCTCGCAAACTCTTGTATCCAGAGGCTTCGTTGTTCGAAGGCCGGCGTTGCTGATCTTGATATTGCGGTTGCAGCGAGATCGCAGGTCAACGATACCAAACGGTGCCGTCGCGCGATGATAGGTATCGCCAAGCTGATATCTGAGCGGGCGCCCCCAGGTTTCGATTTTCATCGCCTCACCCCTCCGCCATGATGATGGTGACTTCGGCCTGTGCCGGATGCTCGCTTGAAACTGCCGCCGGGAAGCGCGGGCGGCCTTCGATTAGGGCGATGGCGGCGTGGGCGGCGTCCTCTGCGGCGATTGCTTCGTCTTGCTCGGATCGCATCACGCTTCCCGGCGCGCCGGACGGCTTGATGCGAAAGACGGGATGTGTGGCCAATAGACCAGTAAGCGCCCCATGCGCCGTAGCGATCACCCTCACCTGCTCGGCAATGATCCGGTTGGCGGCGGCGATGCGGGCTTCGTAGGATTGGGTGGTCATGGCTCAATCCTCCAACATTTCCGACGAAATGCGACAGCCGCACGGAGGTTCTAAAGCTTCGCCGGAACCATCAACAAGAGCCGATCCGTGCATGCACCGGGGCAGCGGGTGATCGCGCTCGGCCTCTTTGTTCGCCTTGGCGAGAATGGCCAGTGCTTGGTTTTTGGCCTCTCGTTCCAGTTCTGGCTGGCGTTGCCGCAAATCTAAAATGATCTCACGGCGACTGCGGAACTCAGCAATGGCTTTCCCTTCCTCCACATCAAATACATAGTCCGTGACACCCGCGAATTGCATGGCGTAATCCCAGACCATATCCATCAGCGCCGCCTTGGAAAGCTTCTCGATCTCGGCCCGATGTTCGTCCGGGACATAAACCGGGGGCTGGTTTTTGAGGTTCATGATCCTCACTCCGGATAAGCTTCATCGAACGCACATCCGAGGATCACGTCGCCCGGAACCAAATCGCGCTCGTAACCGTCCCGCACCGTGAACCGCAGCGCCCGAACCTCCGCTTCGTCGGCGTCGTCGCCCTCGGCTACGGCATAGAGGTAACGGGCACAGAGGTTGCGCAGCGCCTTGGGGCTCAGGCGATCGATGGCGCTGTCGGGGCTCGAGATGTGCCGGCGGGGATCGGTGTAGGTCGTGGGGGTGTTCATGGCTTAGGCCTCCGCCTTCTGCAGGCGATCCATCACGGCCTCGACCGCATCCTTGGATTCCTTCAGGCCATAGCCAGTCAGGGTACGATAGAGCTTGATCGCGTCGATCTTGCGCGTCGTCACCATCGCTTCCAGCAGGAGAACAACATCTCTGCCGTTCGGTAGGGGCGCCGAGGTCGCAAACCGCGCCAGTTCGGCTTCAGCCTTTTGGGCATGTACCTTCGCAGCTGCGGTTTCCTGGATCGCATTAGTAAGGTGTTTTAAGACGATTTCGAATTCGGCTGACATCGCTCGTAACTCCCCCGTGTCTCTTGATGGGGAGTAATATAGTTCGCGATTTGCGAACTTGTCAACCATGAAATTCACAAAATGCGAACGGCGTCAGTCGCGAGACTGTGGATAAGTTCTAGCTTGCGGGTTTATCGAGGCGAATTCCAACGCCTCTCGGGTAGCAATAAGCCGTTTTGCCTGGGCATCGAGCGCGGCTGACATGCCGGGTAGCAAATCAAGATTTTGGGTAAAAGTCGTTTCGCGTGTTGCGAACGCTTGACCTGTTCGCGATCTGCGAACTATAGTGGGGGCTATGGCAGTGACCGTTGATTCTGCAATCGATGACCTTGGAGGAACCGGCGCGGTGTCCGCATGGCTCGGACTTCCGAAGTCAACCGTCAGCACGTGGCGCTCACGCGGCTTTATTCCGGCCAAGCGCTGGCCGGATTTCGTACGCATGGCCGCCGCCAACGGTTGCGACCACATTACGTTCGAAGCTCTTGCGAGTTTGCCTCCGGTTGCGACGGAGGCCGCATGTCCCTGAAAACGCAGAATGCCGCCGTAGCTCAGTCGGTAGAGCAGCCGCTTTGTAAGCGGACGGTCAGGGGTTCGAGTCCTTTCGGCGGCACCATTGATCTTGCGGAAAGCCCTTCCGCTCGCTTCTCAGGGCAGCACGCATGACCCTCAGCCCCCGCGACGCCCTTGCTGACGCCCTTTCATGCTTCACCCGCGCCCAAGCTGGCGCCATCGCCAAAAAAGCCGGCGTGACCGTCCGCCAGGCCGCCAACGCGATCTGCGGACGTCCGGTCGAGACGATCTCATATCTGCGGATATGCACCGCATTGGAATTCGATCCATTGCCGGAGATTCCGCATCCGCTATTGGGTGAGCCATCGGATTTCATCTTCGGACTGTCGGTGGGGCGCTGCCCATGGTGACACGGCAGGGGGCGAGAGGCCACCAATTTAGGGAGTGCAACTCTCCCGACCGCAGCCAAAGTTAGAGAAATAGGAGCGACCCAATGACGGAAGTAAAATTCTCTGACCTACAAGGCAAGTCACTCAAGAGCATCAAGGTCAGCGACGACAAAGAGCGCGTCGAGATTGAATGCGATGACGGCAAAAAGTTTGTCATGCTGCACCATCAAGATTGCTGCGAGAGCGTTGCCGTCGAGGACGTGATTGGCGACCTCGCGGACCTAATCGGCACGCCTATCTTGCTGGCCGAGGAAGCCGTCAGCGACAAAGAGCCGGAAGGCTTCAAACACGAATATCAGCCCGAAAGCCAAACGTGGACGTTCTACAAGCTGCGAACGATCAAGGGCAGCGTGGACATTCGTTGGTTCGGTTCGTCGAATGGCCACTACAGCGAGAGCGTTTATTTCGAGGAGGCCGCATAATGGGCCACCGTATCGATCCATACCAGCTTCGCGCCCGCGAACTAGCCGTAGCCTTCGCAATTCGGCGTCGTCTCCAAAATCTGACGCATCGGAATGCGGGCCAAGCCATCGCATCAGCAGCCGCGACGGTCGTGCGGATCGAGCGCGGCGATGTCATGTCGATCGGCGTTGTGTTGCGTGCCTGCCGGTGGCTGGACATGCATCCGTATGGATACTGCACTCCCTGCCTCCCCAAAGTTTCACGGGAAACGCGCACTGAAACAGCGGTAGTGCAATGACTTACCGCTATATGCCACCCGAAGAAAACGACCGGGTGACCGATGCTGAGCCCGTGCCCGCACAACCGTGAATGACACCAACTAAACAAACATCAGTCAGTGTCCCAAAAGCGTCCCGTAAGTCAGTTCCCCCGCCCGTAGCGTCTTTTTGTTGCGTTTGCGTCCGGTTAACGGTCCCTAACCGAACGAGCGCCACCATGATTCACTTCCTGATCGGCTTCGCCGCCATATCGACCGGCCTCATGCTCGGGCTTGTGATCTATGCCGTCGCCAAGCTCGCGGAGCCGCTGTCATGAGCCTGGCGCGGGTGTTTCCTCGTTTCGACAATCTCGATGCCGCGGTCGTCGAGTGCCTGCGGTCGCGCGCGACGCAGTCGGATCTCTACAGGTGGAGCAAGAAAGCCCGCAGTCTTTGCGTGGGCTACGGGATGGTCGGCACCATCTGTTTCGTTGCCGCCGCGCTTATCCCCGCCATCGCGCCAGTCTGCGCTCTCATCGGCATCTGTGTGAGCTTCCGTCTGCTCAATCGCGCCCGCATGGCGATCCTGCTCTATGAGGCGGCGGGGATTCCATGACCCGCGACACCCTCGACATGTTCCAACAGCCCGACCGCGGCCGCTTCGGCGATAACGAAACGCAGCCTCGTCCCGGCAATGGACCGAAGGTGACCGGATCGTCCCGTCTCGTCGATCTCGATATGGTGCGCCACAACGACGTGATCATGCCGGCGTCGATTCTCTGTTCGCTTGAGGGATCGAGAACCAAAGCCGTCGTGCTGCCGAATTCTCAGATCGAAGTCGTGGCGACCGGCCCGGTCGAACGCAAGGCGCGGAGTTGCTTCGATCAGAATGTGCGGGTGACGCTGCCGCGTTGGCTGGCGGAGAAGAAGGGATTGGTGTGAGCCATGGCAAGGAGACGCAGCGGATACATTCTGATCGACGTTGAGGATGTCTTAAACGCGAACTGGACGACGATGATCTGTTGGATGAGTGCCAAAGCAGGAGGCTGATGCCCAGCGGTTATGGCGAGATTTGTGATCTCGATATTGTGCGTGAAGCATACGACGCCTTGCAACGGAACGCGATGTATGAGGCGCGTGCAATCCTTGACCGGCTGCTGTTTCCGAAATGGAAGTCGCTATCCAAATGCAGCGACGACTATCAGCTTACGCTAAAGAGCAAATAACCGCATGACCCCAACCCTCACCCAAATTGCCGAACTCGCGGCCGAAGGCAAAGGCGACCGCGTCATTGCGCGGGAGCTTGGAATCACCCGGCATCAGGCGCGCGCTTGGTTGCAGCAAGTGAAGGTGGAGCAAGCCGCATCATCGTCCACGGCGATGGTGCCATCTACCCCAAAGGGTGGTTCGCTCGCAGCCTATGACGAAGCGTGCCGCGCGCTGGACGCGGCCGTAAAGGCCGACGAAGTCATGAAAATCCGGGTCGAGGCGAAGGCCATCGAAGCGGTGGCGCGGGTGGCCAAAAATATCGACCTTGAAGTCAACGCCGCCAAGCTACGTATCCGCGCGGAAGCCAAGCTCGGCATGATGCTGGCGAAAATCCAAGACGATGGGCTTTTGCGTCCGGGGCGGCCGAGGGCCGAAAATGGTTCGGCCGAGGAACCATTATCGCGGGTGCATCTCGCGGAAATCGGCGTGGACAAGAAGCTGTCGTCCGGCGCTCAAAAGCTCAACGCGCTGGGCAAAGAACGTCTTGCCGCCACGCTCGAGACATTCGAAATGGAAAGCAAAAAGCGTGGCCGTCTCGCTAACGACGTGATCCTATCGGCGACCGCGACCCGCAACGCCGAATCCCGCCGCCAACTCGCGCAAGAACTTTCGGACGCCAGCGCGCTCTCTGCGACAGGCCGCAAATTCCCCGTTGTTTATGCCGATCCGGCATGGCGCCGCAAAGCCGGCATCGGCGACCGCGCCTATGAGAATCACTACACAACGCAAGCGTGGGATGAAATTCTCTCGATGCCGGTCAAGGATCGGGTGCTGCCCGATGCGCAGTTGTATCTCTGGATTCCCCGCGCGCACCTACTCGCGCTGCATCCGACCGAAATCGATACCCCGCTGGGACGAACGAAAGTCAAGCTGCCGCTCGCCTATGCCGTAGCGCAAGCGTGGGGCTTCGATGCCTATTCGACCTGTTTTGTCTGGACCAAGACGGACGAGGAAAACCCGGACGTTCATAGCCTCGGCTTGATGGTCTGGGACCAGGACGAACTTCTCTTACTGTTCAAACGCGGCAAGGGGCTGCCGAAGCCGGATACCGACGTAAAATTCGGATCGAATCATCGTGAGCGCGCCGGACGGCATTCGGAAAAACCCGCGTTTTATCGCGACATGATCAACGCCATGACCGGCGGCGTTCCCGTGCTGGAACTATTTGCGCGCGAGGACGCGGAGCATCCGTTGCCGGCAAATTTCTTCACCTGGGGCGCTCAATCGACCAACTCAGCCGAACAACCCGACCCCGCGCCATCCCTCCCCGTGACGACACGGTTCCCTGGCGCGGACACTGCGCCCGCATTTGCATCTGAAAGCGATGCGGGCGCTCTTTCTTTTGACGAGGCGGCGGAATGAAGAAGTGGTGGCATTGCATCGCTGAATCGCGCGAACCCGATCTGATCATCGGCGGCGCCGATAACCCCTATTTGAAGCGCTGGTATCTGATCCCGCGCAATCCGCTGTTCAACGCCTATCTGCACCGCTTTCTGCGCAGCGATGACGATCGTGCGCTGCACGACCATCCCTGGATCAACATCTCGATTTTATTGGAGGGTGAATATACCGAGCACACCATCAGCGCCGGCGGCATCAATCTGCGCGCCGTGCGCAAAGCCGGCGATCATAAATTTCGTTCGCCATGGGCTGCGCATCGCATCGAACTGCACGCCGGCCCGTGCTGGACGTTGTTTTTGACCGGGCCGCGAATCAGAACGTGGGGCTTTCACTGCCCGAACGGATGGCGGCGCTGGCAGGATTTTACGGCGGGCGCGAGAGGCGAAACAGTTGGGCGAGGATGTGAGTGATGACCGAAGCCGGGTGCTGTCCTAAGTGGCCACTTTTCCGACCAGGTGTCCTAAGTGTCTGGGGCCGGCCTCCTAAGTGGCCTTGCCTAAAGACTCGGCAATCATGGCGCTTGGCGGCTTTCCTTGCGGCAGTAGTTGTGTGTCTCGCCGCCGGCCAACAGCCACTTTTCGCTGAACTTGTCGAATATGAAGCAAAAGCCGAGCCTGTAAACCTCATTAAAGATCGTCAAATACCGAATGAAGCCATAGAAAAAGATCGCTTTCGTTTGAAGGGGCAAGGAGTCGGTAATCAGAGCATTCGCCATGGCCCCGAACACGGTATTGGTAAACTCTTGGGATTCGCCGCTCGGCGGCGCGATGACTCCATATGGCATCTGATTTCGCGTGGCGGATTGTGGATTGGCTTCGGGTGGCAACCCTGCGTTTATGTCGAGCAACGCGAATCTATCAGCCAATTCGATAAGGCGCGCTGGCGTGCGACCATAATTGACGACACAAAAACGAATGATTTGGAAGTCATGGCCCATCTTGCCGTAAGAGCGGGTGATGCCGGTATCGATTATTTTGATAGAAAGGAAAGGGGTTTCCAATTCAGTGAGCGCGCGCTCGGCGATGTCAGCAGATTTGTTTGCGGCATCGGCAGCACGGCTAGCGGCAGCAATGGAAGCCTTCATATCGCGGGACTGCTCGGCAGCGGCCTCGCGCAAGCCGGCAGTTTCAGTGAACAATCCGGCAGTAGCCTTATACAAACGGCGGGTGAAAATGACCAAAGCAAGCGTGAATGCGGCGAGAAGCCAATCCGTGAGTTTGGCGGACCAAAATTCGCCGCCGTTTTTCTCACTATTTCCGTGCTGCTCATCGGTGGGGTTCTTTTCGGGGAGCGATTGGAGCGCCGTGGCCTTACTTGCGGCTCTGTTCTGGCTAGGTGGTCTATTTTGATCGGCAGCGTGAGTTTGCTGACGCTGATATTTTTCGGTCAATATTGGATGCAGAACTTCGCTTGTGCCCTTGGCGATCGATGCCGCTGCGTTTCGGAACAGCGTCAGTGTCCGGAGTGGAAATGATGGGCGCAACCTCAGACATCGAATGGACCAACGCGACGTGGACGCCGATCCGCGCCCGCAATCTAAAAACCGGCAAGGTCGGCTGGCACTGCGAGCACGCAAGCGATGGCTGCAAGTTCTGCTACGCGGAGGCTATGAACAAACGGCTCGGCACCGGACTTCCGTTCAAGCCGGGGCATCGCAAGGACATCGAGATATTCCTGGACACGGAGATGCTCACCGCGCCGCTGCGCTGGAAAAAGCCGCGCATGGTGTTTTGCTGCAGCATGACCGACCTCTTCGCGGACTTCGTCAAAGACGAGTGGATCAACAATATCCTCGCCGTTATGGCGCTCTGTCCACAGCATACGTTCCAGGTGCTGACGAAGCGGCCGGAACGGATGAAAGAGTATTTTTCTGTTGCATCGTCCAACGTCTGGCTCGGCACCTCCGTCGAGCGCCAGCAGGAAGCAGACGAACGCATTCCGTTGCTGATGCAGACGCCCGCGGCGGTGCGGTTTATTTCGGCCGAGCCGTTGCTGGGGCCGATTGATCTTGGTCACCATTTGGGCTCGACGGCAAACCACGAGGACCTGCGCGGATTATTGAATTGGCTCATCGTCGGCGGTGAGAGCGGCCCGCATGCGCGCCCGATGCATCCGCAGTGGGCGCGCGATCTCCGTGACCAATGCGCTGCGACAGGCGTCCCATTTTTTTTCAAGCAATGGGGCGGATTCCGCGAGTGTGAGCGCCGCGGTGAGTACTACGCCATTGCGATCAATCGGCACCCGATGGTCGTTCGCCCCGATGGCCAGTCGTTCCCGTATGCAAGCAATTGGGACGGTAACGACCGCGATGGAACGGCGGCGATGGAACGCATCAGCAAACACGCCGCCGGCCGTCTGCTCGATGGCGTCGAGCACAACGGCATGCCCAAAGTGGCGAGCGCAAAGCAATGACTTCCGCCATCGCCCCATCCCAACACCCCAAGATCGACGCGGAGGAAGCCTTGCAGCTGGCGCTTGAACTCGCCGAAGGCCAGCCAAACGCGACGCCGGCGGTCAAGGCCAAGCTCGGCATCATGGCGATCAGACAATCGGGCTGGAAAATCGTTCCTGATAACGTAGGGGAGGGGTGAGGAATGCGCGACCTCTGGAGGCCGGCGGAATGCAAGATCGCCGCGAATCTCTATCGCACGATCGAGCCGGGCCATGGCGCTCACATGCGCATGTTGGAACAGATAGCCGCACGGCTCGGGCGCCCCGTCGATGGCGTCAACACGCGCTTTCGGCGGCGAGGTCCGACGTTCGAGGGGCCACGACAATCCGGCGGCTACACGGTCAACCGGGATTACCGAGGGTCGGCGCCGACGCACGTCAACCTTGACCGGCGCTGCGCCAAGCCGGAGGCCTGCAGGGTAACGGTCAATCATGATCTTTGCGCGTCGTGCCGGCGCGCGGCGCTATACCGGGCAAGCCGGCGCCACGCGATGGTGCGGCGCATGCGGGAGCGCGGCATCGTCATCGATATCACCGTGAGCCAGCAGCCGGTCGGATTGTTCTCCGCACCCATCAAGGAGATTGCGCCGCAGGATCGATATTTGATCGATCGTTTTTTGCAACAACGCGAGCTGGCGGGACAGTAACCGATGCCCAGCCACAAATGGGACCACGACAAAGCGCGCTTCATCGCCGCCCATGAATCCCCGGACGGTAACGGTCGCCACGAACGGACCTGCATCGTCTGTCAAATGACGAAAATCACCATCATTCCGCCGCGCGGGCTCGGGGGATTCCCCTGGCACCAATGGCGCACCAAGGACGGCGATATCTGGACCGGGGAAGCGACGCCGCCGTGTCTGGTGGCGAAGCCGGTGGAAGTGAGGGCGGCGTGAGCGGACTACTTTCGCCGTTTCCTTATTTCGGGGGTAAGCGGTCAATCGCGGTCGACGTTTGGATGAGGCTCGGCAACCCGACACAGTATATCGAACCATTTTGCGGCTCTGCGGCGGTTCTTCTTGCAGCGCCGCGTCCGGCATCACTTGAAGTCATCGGCGATGGCTCAGGCTTCATCGCCAACTTCTGGCGGGCAACCAAACATCAATCGGCTGTTGTAGCGGAATGGGCCGATTATCCGGTTTCTCATATCGACCTAGGCGCGCGGCATGTTTGGTTGATGGCGCAGCGGACGCGGATCGGCGACGCGATGCAAGACCCGGATTGGCCTGGCGATGCCAAAGTCGCAGGCTGGTGGCTTTGGGGGCAATGCTGCTGGATCGGCTCGGGGTGGTGCGATTGGTTCGGCAAAATCCCCCATGCCAGTGACGCCGGGATGGGCGTACAGGCCATCGGCAAAATCCCCCATATCAGTGACGCCGGGTTGGGCGTACAGGCCATCGGCAAAATCCCCCATGCCGGTAATGCCGGGATGGGCGTACAGGCCATCGGCCAAATACCCCATGCCGGTAATGCCGGGATGGGCGACGGCGAATTGCTGACTTCCTGTGGCCGCACAGCAATGGCTTGGCTGCGAAAGATCGCTAACCGGTTAGAGCGTGTATTCGTCGCCGTGCCTTGCATCCCTCAAGCAACCCGACATGTTCATCGAAAAGCCGAAGCCGGCGAAGCAAGAGGCGCTGGAACTGTGAATGTCCTTGATCTCTTCTGCGGAGCATCCGGCGGATGGAGCAGCGGCCTTGAGTCCGCTGGATATAGGACCGTCGCCGCCTGCGAACTCGACGATTGGCGCCGCAACGTCTTCGCGGCGAGACATCCCGGATGCCGGATGTACGCCGACGTGCGCGAACTCACAGCCGATCGGTTACGCGCCGATCTCGGATATCTCCCCGATGCCGTCGTCGGATCACCCCCTTGCCAAGAGCTCAGCGCCGCCAACAGCAAAGGAAAGGGCATTACGGACGATCACCTGTTCTGGGATTGGGCGCGCCTTGTCTTCGAGATCCGACCTCTTTGGTGCGCGGCTGAAAATAGCCCTCGCGCGCGAACTGCAGGCATCGACGGGATACTCGATGCGCTGGACCAGGCAAACTACGCCTTCTGGCCGCTCGTGGTGGGTGCTGACAACGCCGGCTCCAACCACAGACGAAAGCGTCTTTGGCTCTTTGCTGCCGACGCCGACCGCATCGAGCTATGGGAGCAATCGTGGCGGCGCTGCTGGGCGAACCGGCGACCTACGGCCGTCCCTGGCGACCATGGTCGGAACGATGGAGCGGAACTCCCGGCCGCTCTCCGAGACATCGGGCGCGCTTGGCCTGACTGGAACGACGGAATCGCCGGTCTCTCAGCGGCGTGCGCTGCTGCTGGGTTTGGTGCTCTGGATGATGGGACAGACCCCATCCTGGCTCCAGGCCTGCGCAACCGTTGCATCGCTGCCCTCGGGGACGCGGTCGTCCCACAAATCCCGGAAGCGATCGGCAACGCAATCATGAAAACCTCCAATGGCAGTAAAACCCTCACCATGACGTGAGGGCGTAGGTAGCCGGTCTAACAACAACGAAGCTGAAACCATGCCGAACATCATCCGCACCACCATCGAATCCGCCGTCGCCACGGCCGTCGCCAAGCATCCAAAATACTTCACCCCACGAGGCCAGGAAAAGGCCCCGGCCGCGATCGTGCGCGAGATCATGGCGGCGTTCCGGGGTGATGATGATTCCGGGGCGGAGATCCCCGCGCCAGAGAAGCCCTACGTGCTGGTGGATCAGAGCAGCCGAGAAGCCCGCGGCTACGCCCAGCTTCGCTGTATCGCCGGCGCGCCACCGCCAAGGCCGATGTCCGACGGGTGTATGATGATTCTTCGAAGCGCTTACAACGAAGCGGTATTTACGCTTGCTGATGCGCCACCATTCGACCAATGGCCGTTCGTGAGCGATGCAGCCCAGATCAAGGCGTGGATGGAGTTTTTCAATACGTCGCTGCCGGACGTGCCGCGGCGTTCGATTGTGGACCCGCGCGGCATCCGCGTCCCCGGCTATTGGCCGCCCAGCAAGACCGGGAAGCTCTATCTGACGGAAGAAGCGGCATGAGCGGACCGCGGCTTTCGATCATTCCGGCCGGTGCAGTGACCGACCGCTCGTTAGAAGGGCGCGATCTCCAAGTGCTGTGCCTGCTCGGTCGCCACATCGACAAAGGCGGCTGGTGTGTGCGCAGCCAGGTCAGGATGGCGCGCGAATTGGGGTGTGGACGATCATCGGTTCAACGATCGCTTGACCGCCTCTATACGGCCGGCTGGGTAGAGCGAAGACAACGCGGTGAGATCCTAGAGGATGGCGAAGATCCGGGGCGCCCCAGTGTCTCCCATGCCTATCGCGTGAGGCTAGATCGCGACGATTCAGAGTGGAAGTCAGCCGCAGAGGATGACTCCGACAGCCATGCGGAAACTGCATTACAAGAGGTCGAGTGCCCACCGGTGGGCACTGAAAAACACCATTCCGAAGAGGGGGTGCCCAGCCATGGCGGGCACGGGGGTGCCCAGCCATACGCGGGCACGGGTGCCCATACATACATGGGCACCAAGAACGACCCCTTAGAACGACCCCTTTCAGAACGTGGTGGTGATAGCGCGCGCGCGAAGCCGCCGATCTCGCCAGAGGCGCACGCCTTCGCCGACGAACTCGCCTTGATAGCCGGTCACGATCCGCAATTCCTGCCGCCGCAATGGGTGTCTGCAGGCCCCGGCTACCGCGTTCAAATGATGCTCGACCACGGATGGCGCATCGAAACCATGCGCCAAACCGCCCGCGCGATGATGCAGCGCAAGCGCGACGGGCCGCCGGTGACCATCCGCTATTTCGAGAAAAGCTTCGCCCGTGCGCATGCCCAACAACCCCCATTGCCAGCCGCAGGTTCCCATGGCTCTACGACACCTTCCGATACCACGAATTGGCAACGCCGGCGCGACCGACAGCGTGAAGCCCTTGCCGAGCTCGGCGCCTTCGTCGATGCGCACACCGATGGAAGCGGAAATCAAGGCGGCGGCGGCGGTTCGTAAGATTTTCGAATGGTGTTTGATGCCGGACGTCGGCGAGAGCAACAAAACCTTTCTAGCTGGCGCCGTTGCGATCATTGCGGAATACCCCCCGGAAGTGATGGAAAAGCTCGCCGATCCCCAGACCGGGACGCGAGTACTGAAAGACCGACCGTCCCTCGCGGCGATCCGCAAAGCCTGCGACGAACTGTTCGCCCCGATCATCCGCCAACGCGCCCGCCAGGCCGCCAGCGAGAGCAGCGCGGCGTTATTGCTCGATCGCCCCAAGCCGACGATCGAGCAACGCGCCCGTGTCGCGGCATTAGCCACGGAGGTCCGCAGGAAGCTTGGTGGCACCACCGGCCCTCCCGACACCTCAACCGAACACGACCAACACGCACAACACGCACAGGCCAAGACAGGCGGAGGGGAATATGCTGATGGTAACGGAAACGACGGGGAACCTGAGGCATCTCGTCGAGGCTTCGAATGAGGTCGTGGGCCTTGATTTTCGCACGCCTCGCTTATGGCTCGCCTTCATCGCGCGGGCGTCTTGTGAACAGAAGGCGGCGGATCGACTGCGGGAATGCCGTATCCGAGCCTATTGGCCGAATTATTGCGTTACGGAAGCGATCGGCCGCCACCAGGGGAACGGTCATCGGCTCCGCGGCGCGCGGCTGAGGTCCATCATTCCCGGTTTTATCTTTGTTGCCGTCGGCATCGGCGCGGAGCCGGAATTCGACCTGCATGCCATCGTCGACGAGACGCCCGGCCTGTTGGGCTATATGCGGAACGGCTCGGGCGAAGTGGCGCAATTGCGCGAGGCCGATATCCAGCAAATCCGCAAGATCGAAGGCGATCACAATCTACCGCCCGCACGCGACCATGTGCATAACTTTAAAATGGGCGATAAAGTCAGGTTTAAGCACGCCCCGGCATGGGTTGGTAAGGTCATCGAATTCTGCAGCGACGGGCGGCTCAGCGTAGGCGTCCTATTGTTTGGGCGCGTCGTGCCTGTGAAAGGAATGCCGCACCAAGTCGAGAGGATTTAGGGGCCATGAGCGAACTTGACGATTTGGAAGAGATTGCCGAACAGAACCAGCATTACGGCAGGTCTGGTCTGAGGCGAACACTAACGAAGCGCCAGCGTGAGGCGCTGAAGCGGTCAAGCCAGCGCGGCGCCGCCGCGCAGCTGTCGGCGCATAAGCAGCAAGAGCGAGCCCTGGAAAGGCGGGATGAACTTGCCAAAAAAGCGAATCAGAATTAAACACGGGGACCTGTTGGGGCGGATGACGCCAGTCAAGGCGCTCCCGCACCAGATCGAGGCGATGTAGGCCATCCTCGCGCTGCGGCGTAAACGGCAGAAAGCGACCTTGGCTCAAAGCGCCCGACGGCGGACATGATCCGCTACAGCCGCCCGATTCTTACCGGGTGCGCAAGCTTTTCAAGCCCCTTCCGACGAGAGAGTTTCGGCAAGCATCGCGTGTGGGTCGAGCAAGGCAAGCTTTCGGAAGAAGCGATAGCCTCAGAGGTGGGGCGCGATTGTGTCCGAATGAGTCCCCCGTGAGTCAGCCCCAGAAGCCAAAATGAGTCAGCGGCCACTTAACGCAAAGCAAAAGCTATTCGGTCGCGAACTCGGCATCGCTTTGGCGGAAGGCAAGAAGCCGGAGGACGCTTACGAACGCGCGGGCTACAGGCGGCATCGCCGCAACGCGTTTCGGCTTGCCACCGACAAGCGGGTACAGGCCATCGCAGACGCGACGGCGGCCGAAGCGCTGCGGTTGAACGGGCTGCATCTCGCCTATCTGCAGGCCAAGACGTTGGGATTATTCGAACTCAACGCGTTCAAGACGTTCTATGAGCGCGGCGCAGACGGAAAAGCAACGCTCCGCAACCTCGCCGATGTCGCCGACGAGCATACCTGGGCCATCACCAAGTTCACGATGGACCCGGAAACGGGACGGCTCGTCGATATCGAAGTCCCCGACAAGCTCGCCGCCTTTAACGCGCTGTTAAAAACCATGCCAAAAGGCATGGCGCCGGTACGGACCGAGATATCCGGCCCTGGTGGTGCCCCTATTCAAACTGTGGATTTGAGCAACGCGTCCGATGACCAGCTCGCCGCTCTTGAAGCCGTTTTCGGCCCCCTTGCCGTCGCCGGCGCTGGTGATGAGGGCGATCCGGGAGGAACGCAGTAAGCGACTCGCCGATACCGAACGGCGTAGGATTTCCTGGAACGCGGAGCGTATCAAGGAACGCTGCAGCAGCCTTGTCGGTTTCGTCCGCGAAGCTTGGCCGATCCTCGAGCCATCGACGCCCTACAAACACGGTTGGCATATCGACGCGATCTGCGAGCACCTTGAGGCGATCACGCGGGGCCGAATTAACCGGCTGCTGATCAACGTTCCTCCCGGCACGATGAAATCGCTGCTGACGAGCGTATTTTGGCCGGCGTGGGAATGGACCACGCGGCCAAGTCTGCGCTATCTCACCACAAGCTACAGTGAGGATTACGCCAAGCGCGACGCGCGGCGCATGCGCGACCTGATCGAATCCGAATGGTATCAGGGTTTGTGGGGCGATACTGTCAGGCTTGGTCGCAAAGGCGAGATGAGCTTCGAAAATACCGCAAAGGGAAATCGAGAGGCCAAGCCGTTCGTGCGGTTGACCGGCGGCCGTGGCGATCGTGTCATTATCGACGATCCGCATTCGACGGAGACGGCGGAAAGCGAAAGCGAGCGCAATACGACGATCCGGATTTTTCGTGAGTCGGTCCCGACGCGCCTGAATGATCCGGTCACATCCGCCATTGTCGTCATCATGCAGCGTTTGCATGCCAACGACGTGTCCGGTCAAATACTGGCGCTCAAGCTCGGTTACGAGCATTTGATGCTGCCGATGGAATTCGAGCCGGAGCGCGCCTGTCAGACGTCGATCGGCTTCCGCGACCCGCGAACGTATGATGGGGAATTGCTGTTCCCGGAGCGGTTTCCGCGTGAGACGGTTGAACGGGATAAGATACCGCTCGGCGCGTATGCGATCGCGGGACAATTTCAGCAGCGACCGTCCCCACGCGAAGGTGGACTTTTCAAGAGGCATTGGTTTGCGGAGAAGATCGTTGATGCGGCGCCGGATCGCACGGTGTGGGTTAGACATTGGGATTTGGCGGCAAGCACGCGAAGCCAGTCCGCATTTACGGCCGGCGTAAAACTGGGCAGAGACCGAGACGGCAAATTCTACGTCGGGCATGTGATTAGGACGCGCGAAGAAGGTGCTCGGGTCCGTAATTTGATCAGTGCGACGGCGGAAATCGACGGTGTTAAAGTGTCGATCTCTCTACCGCAGGATCCCGGCCAGGCCGGTAAAGTGCAGGCGCAAGACTTCATTGCGATGCTGGCCGGCTACAAGGTGCACGCTGAGCCCGAAACAGGCGATAAGGAAAGCCGCGCGGAGCCGTTCAGCGCTCAATGCGAAGGCGGAAACGTCTATCTGGTCCGCGGCGAATGGAATGAGGCGTATCTCGATGAGTTATGCGCGTTTCCCTCGGGTAAGTTTAAAGACCAGGTAGATGCGTCCTCTGGGGCATTCGGCCGATTGATTCAGACGAAAAAGCCCCTGATCATCTCCGATGCGGCATTAGCGATGTCGCGCCGTCCGGTCCAGCATGGGTAGTAGCGAGGCACGCTTGTGGCAAAACTGCGCAGCTCTGCCGCCAAACGCCAAGCGCGCTACCGAGAACGGCTCAAGGCGAAAACGATAACGCGTAACGTCACGCGTGACGCCAAGAAATTTGCGATTTCGACAGCGGCAGTCGTCGCCTCACGGCGGAAGAAACAGAAGGACGAAATAAAGCCGTTCCAGATTCCAAAGCCTCCACCGGGAGTTCTGCCGAAGGAATCGCACGCGCTGGCGATGGACGAGCAACCCGGCATCGTCGTGGCTGCCGGATGGGCCAGCGGATATAATTGGGCGTTTCGCGAGGGGCTTGAATTTCTCGGTTATCCTTATCTCGCCGAACTCTCACAACGGCCGGAATACCGGCGCATCGTCGAAATTATCGCGACCGAAATGACGCGGAAGTGGATCACGCTCCACTCGGTAGGCGATGAAAATAAAACCGACAAAATCGCGAAAATCGAAGACGAGTTGTCGCGCCTGCAAGCACAACGCGCGTTTAAGATCTGTGCCGAGCAGGACGGGTTTTTCGGCCGGGCGCATCTCTATATCGATACCGGCGCGACCGATGATCGCGACGAGCTCATGACGCCGATCGGCAATGGTCGGGATGCGCTGAGCAAACGCAAGATCGGGAAAGGCGATCTCAAAGGGCTACGGCCGGTCGAGGCGGTCTGGACCTATCCGACCAATTACAATTCGAACGATCCGCTGAAGGGCGATTGGTACAAGCCCGATATGTGGTTCGTCATGGGCAAGCGAATTCACGTGTCGCGCCTGTTGACGTTCATCGGCCGTGAAGTCCCAGATCTGCTCAAACCAGCGTATTCATTCGGCGGGTTGTCGCTCACGCAGATGGCGAAGCCCTACGTCGATAACTGGCTCGAAACCAGACAATCGGTCAACGACGCGATTTCCGCTTATTCGACCTTCGTGCTCAAGACGACGATGTCGGAGCAGCTGCAGGTCGGCGGTGAAGAATTGAACAAGCGCGCGGAATTGTTCAATAACCTGCGGAACAACCGCGGGCTGATGATGCTCGATAAGGAAGCTGAAGACTTCGCCAATGTCGCGGCGCCGCTGTCAACGCTCGATATGCTCCAGGCGCAGGCGCAGGAGCATATGGCGAGTGTCAGCGGTATTCCCTTGGTCAAGCTCTTGGGAGTAACGCCATCGGGGTTAAATGCGTCGTCCGACGGCGAAATCCGGTGTTTCTACGACTGGATTGCGGCCTACCAAAAGGCGCTGTTCGAGGTCAATCTAACCAAAGTCATCGATTTCGTGCAGTTGTCCCTGTTCGGCGAGGTCGATCAGGGTATTACCTTCGAATTCGAGCCATTGTGGGCGCTTGACGAAAAGGAAAAGGCCGAAGTCGAAAAGATCGAAGCCGAGACAGCGCAGGTCCGGATCGACAGCGGCGTGATCTCGCCGGAGGAAGAGCGCGAGGTCGTCGCAAATAAGGCGGGCTCGCCTTATCACGGCCTTGATCCGGCCAATGCACCGAATCTGTTGGACGAAGAGGAAGAGGGGCTTGAACCGAAGTCCGGGGCTGCTAAAGTGGCGGCTGGCGAACTTGATGGTTCCGAATCGGAACGGAAACAAGCGGCCTAAAGTTCAATGGTGGAGCTGGCGGGTACAGCGTGGCTTTGCGGCTCTGAAAATGGCGGCATCGCTTAGATAGTGGGTTCGAATCCCATCCCATTGGGCAAGCGCCCCAGCCGCTGAAAAGTGGCTGGGGTTAATTGAGCGCGAGGCGGCGTGACCAAGGCGGACAGGATCATATCCGAATTAGCCGGCGATTTGCCCGTTGAACTGATCGCGACCGGTCAGTGGCTTGATGCGTTAGCTATGGAACATAAGTTGCCGCCACGCGATGCTGGGGAAACTGACGAGACTCTGCGTGAGAAAATTTGGGTGAAGCGCCTCAATGATCAAATGATTACTATCGTGAGTCTACTTTATCTGGATCAGAGGGTACGGCGATGAGCGAGTGGACGCTATCTGATCGTCGGAGCTTTCTTACCAAGAATCGGTTGGCACTCGCTCGCGT